CTACCAAATCAACGTAGAAGCCTTTTTCACCTACACGGAGACCAAGTAAATGGCACGGGTACTAACCAACAACGTCGCGCTCCAGTACGCGATCGAGACTTCGATCGGTGTCCTGCCGGGTTCTCCCCTGTGGAGACTGCTTGAGCCCAACAACATCAGCGCGTATGGCGCTAGCATCACCACGGTCTCTCGTCGGCCGATCTCGCAGCAGCGAGGCCGGAAGAAGGGCACCGTCACCAACCTGGAGAGTGCAGTCGAGTGGGATGCGGACGTGACGATGCAGTCGATGGGAGAGCACGCCGAAGGTTTCGTCTTCGCCGAGTTCGCCAACGTCGAATTCGATCTGAAGCTGTCCACGCTACCCCCGACCGCGACCGTCACGACTGACGTGTTCAACATCGACAGCGCCAGCGCTCTGCTGGCCGGCAAGGTGGTCTGGGCCAGCGCCGCAGGTCGTTCGCTGCTCTACTCGAAGGGCTACACCCTCACGGTAAACAACGGCCTGCACGAGCTGGCTGCTGACCTGGGTTCCACCGACACGACCGTGGAAGTCACTACGACCTTGGCGACCGAGACGCCCTCGATAAACGCGAGCCTGCAAGTTGCTGGCATCCGCGTGAGCGATGGCGACCTGACGCTGACTGTGTCCGGTTCGACCGCGACGCTGGTCTCGGCTGCGGACATCGCCGACTGGTCGACGCTGGGCCTCTTGCCCGGACAGTTCATCCACATCGGCAGTGGCACCAATGTCTTGGTGCCCGTGCTTCAGAACGCACTGAAGGACAGCGCGACGGACGACACCTACGGCTACGCTCGCATCACGAGCATCAGCACTGTGACGCTGAACCTGGACAAGCTGGACGCGAATCTTGTCACCGCCGACAACACGGGCGAGGGCGATTGCGACATCATGTTCGGCCGCTTCCTGCGCAACGTCGCAGTGACCGCCGACGCCGACGACAACCGCTACCTGGAGCGCAGCTACCAGTTCGAAACCATCTACCCTGACCTGGGTGGTCCTGGCACCGATGAGTACGAGTACGCGATCGGCAACTTCGCGAACGAGCTGGCCATGAGCATGCCGCTGACTGACAAGGCCACGGCGACCTGGGGCTTCATCGGCACCAACGCCGAAGACATCACCGCCGTCCGCAAGACCGGAGCGGCCACGGGAACCCCCGTGCTACGTGATACGGCCCTGAATACGTCCAGCTCGATCAAGAGCCTGACGACCGATGTGGTCAGTCTCGTATCGGACGTGTGCTTCAAGAGCCTGACGCTGACCATCCGCAACAACGTGACCCCGGAGAACTGCCTGGGCAACTTGGGCGCGAGCTTCGTCAACGCCGGCCTGTTCGAGGTGAACCTTGAAGGGCAGATGCTCTTCACCAACAAGGAAATCGTCAACGCGGTCAAGAACAACGTGACCGTGACGTTCACTTCGATCCTAGCCAACGACGACGGCGCCTTCGCCTTCGACCTTCCGTCGATGACCTTCGGCGGCGGCGATCGGGAATACCCGGTCGACCAGTCCGTCCTGGTCAACATCACGGGCGAAGCCTTCAACGATCCGGTCGGGACCATCCCGAACGTGTCGCTTGGCATCAGCTTCTTCCCGAGCGTTCCGCTGGTGACTTCCTAGTCGTAGCAGCGCAGACCCGCATCCCCTGTAACCTGTAACAAGTGAGACCCGACCTATGTTCAAGAACCTGAAGAAGTTCGAGATCCGTGACGCACTGGCGTGGCTGGACATGAGCCCCGAACTGGGCCCGAAAGCCCGAATCCTCCTCGCCCCGGCCACCGAGGCCAACCCGAGCTACTACAGCGCGATGCTCAAGATGAGCGGCAAGCGCGTGCGGCGACTGGCCAAGATGGACAACATCACCGCCGAAGACGCCCAGCAGTCGCGTGACGAAGACCGCGTACTGTATCCCCTGTTCGTGATCCGGGGTTGGGAAAACTTCGAGGGCGACGACGCCGTCGACCTGGACGAGAATGGCCACGTGCCGTTCAACCGGCGAAACGCACAGCTGCTGTGCGACGAGCTGCCGCCCCACATGATGGACCGGCTTCGCAACGAAGCGAGCACGCCTGAGCGGTTCTATCCCGAAGACGAGATCACACCGCCCGACGCCGACGAGCTGGCGGAAAACTAAAGCAGCGGCTCATCTACGACCTGACGTATCAGCAGGAAGGCTGGGCGTCAGAGTCGGGCCAGTACCAACGCGCTCGGGGTACTGGGGGTCGCGTGCAGAAGTTCATCGAAAACGAACCGGCGTGTGTGCGCGGAGACGCATTCTACCTCCGTGCGTTCTGGGAGCTGTCCAGTGAGCGACAGTTCGGTCAAGCCATCGGTCCGATCCCGTGGTCGAAAATCATTTTCTATGGAGAACGGCGAAATCTGGACGATGCTATGATGGACGTTTTCGAGCACGTACTGCGCGAGCTGGACGAAACCTACCTGAAATGGCAGCGTGACGAGCAGCAGCGCCGAATTGAGCAGACAAGGCCGAAGAAATAGTGGCGACTTTTCGCATCAACATCATCGTGAACCCGACCGCCGCCGTCGCAGGCACGCGAGTTGTTGAGCGAAGCCTGACGCGGGTCGAGAACAAGGCCAACCGCCTCCGCAGGACCCTGGGCCTGACCTTCGCCGCCCTGGCCGGCGGGGCCATCATCTTCGGCGCCATCCGCAACATGGCCAAGTTCTCGGAGTCGATCGCCGTAGTCCGGGCGGTCACCAAGGCCACCGCCGACGAATTCGAGAAGCTGGAGCTGCGAGCCCGAACCTTGGGCATCACCACCCGATTCACGGCGACACAGGCCGCGGACGCCATGGTGCTGCTGGCCCGAGCCGGCCTGTCGGTGTCGGAGACCATGGAGGCCGTGGGGGATACCCTGCTGCTGGCCCAGGCTGGCGGCCTGGAGATGGCGGAGGCCGCGGACATCACGGCCAGCTCCCTGCGAGGCTTCGGCCTGGAGGCCGCAGAGGTGGCCCGCGTGACCGACGTGCTGACGGAGACGGCGAACAGCTCGAACACCAACGTGTCCCAGCTGGGGCAGGCCCTGAAGTTCGTGGCGCCGATCGCCAAGGGCCTTGGACAGGAGATCGAGATCACGAGTGCCGCGCTTGGCGCGCTGTCTGACGCCGGCCTGAAGGGCACCCTGGCGGGCACCGGCTTGCGCCGCGTGCTGGCCGAGCTGGCGAGCCCAGGCCGCGAGCTGGCGGACATCCTAGAAGCGGCCGGCCTTATCGCTGAAGACGTGGATCCGAAGGTCGTTGGCCTGACCAACGCCCTGGAGGCCCTGAAGCTGGCAGGCTTCGACACCGGCGACGCGCTGGAAGTATTCGGTCAGCGTGGTGGCCCGGCGTTCGCGGTGCTGGTAGACAACATCCCGAAGATCCGCGATCTGGAGAAGGCACTGAAGGCATCCGCCGGCGAGGCGGCGCGGGTCGCCAAGATCATGGACGAAACGCTGTTCGGCGCAATAAAGAAGGCGCTGTCGGCCGTCGAGGGTTTGAACCTCGCGCTTGGTAAGGTACTGACCGCCGACGCTCTGACAAACACGTTTTTGGTGATCACGGAAGCCTTCCGGTTCCTGGCGAGGCACGCCGAAGTGCTGGCGGTCATCCTGGAAACGGCGCTCGCCGCGGCCGTTTTGAAACTGTCCTTCTTCCTACTCGGCAAACTGGTTCCCGCTTTCGTTGCAGCGAGCACCGCCGCGATCACGACGAAGGGTGTCATCATTGGTGTTGCCAGCGCATGGACAGGTTTGACGGCCGCCATGACGACCGCCCTCCCACCGCTCTTGGCGTTCGCCGCAGCCTACGCTGCGCTCACCGTGCTGTCGAAGTCTCTCCGAAGTGAATTCGAACTCGCCGAAAAAGCCTTCGACGAGTTGGCGAAGGATGCGGGCTTCGCGAGGTTTGGCACGAACATCACGCTTGCGAAACAAGAACTGAAGAAGCTGAATGCAGTCATAGCGGCCCAGCAAAAGCGCGGCTTCGGTCCGTCCGAATCACAGCTGGCCCGCTTTGTCATGCTGAAGAAGGTTGTAGTTGACAACACCCTAGCAGCGCGCCAAGCTGCAATCGCGGAACGAGAACGGCAAGAGCGTGAGAAGCGCGGTGCCGCGATCACCGAGGCCACCATTTCCCGACTGACGCGCCGCCGTGATGTGTTGACTGCGCTGACGCAACAGGCGAAGGATCTCGTCGCGTTCAATCAGCAACTCGATAGGTTGGAGCTAGAAGGCGCGGTACCGTCGGGAGAAGAGAAGGAACGCATCCGCCGCCTGATCGAAGAGAACACGGCGCTGGCAGTGCAGCAGCGCATCTTC